GGCAAGGTCATAAACCATTCGACGACACGCCAACTCATAAGTGTCATCACGAACATCATAAATCGTGGTAGGAGTTTCCATTCTAATACTACTGCTGCACTCATCCGAAGTATGTCTTCACTTTATTACGTTTGTTTGCGTTCTTTTTGTGTACACCCGGACGTCGTTTTGGACGTCTCTTTTCCAACTTTGCTGTCGCGAATACTTTTGCCATTACTTCTTACCAAAAAATTTACTAGCACTTCTAACGCCAAAGGATGCAGCAACGATGACGCCAAGAGTGTACTGGTACCATTCGGGCATCGTGTCGAGGGCTGCGAATCCATTAGCTGCTATCTCCCTGCCCCAGTCACCACAGAATACTAAAATTAACGGAATGCTAAAAAGAACAGTCAGCCATTCATCTTTCCATGATGAGGCTGTTGCGTCTGCCATCTTCAAATCCCAGTCGATTTCTCCGGTGGCTTTCTTTTCCATGATGGTTGCTTCGGCTTTTGCTTGTGCAACCTTTGCTTCTGTCTTTGCTTTGCTGGTTTCGACAGAACCCTTCAACCAAGTTCCGGCGAGTTCAGCAACAGGTCCAATCAAGGCTGTTAACATTTCCACCTCTTCCGTGCTTGACGTAGACGGCTGTTTGGATTCTTTGCTGCTGCAGGAAACTTCTTCATCTGTCCTGCAGACCGTGCACAAAATGACTTGCGACGCTTTGCATCTTTACTTCCGGGTTTTACTTTACCAGTAACGGCAGTCTTTAATTTACTACCGGGATTTTTCTTTCTGTACTCTTTTACACCCTTTGCAGTCATTCCTGCACCAGACTTGGTAGGACGGTAGTTCGCACCTTTACCTGTCGTTGTTTTGCGTATAGGATTTTCTTTTTTACGTGGCATAGTGGGTTTACCCCCGGCAGAGTTGACTGCTTATATCATAAAATAAAAAAGATGTCAAGGGGGCAAGTTGCCCTGCCCCCCGACAGTTATTTAGGCAGACATTGAGACTACGTAGTCTTCAGAGTTGCCGTTACAATCAGCCATGATTGCCCACACAAGTACCTTTGAGTTACAAGCAGCAGTTGCACTCTGTAGGTCGATTGTGTCTGCAGCAGTGTACAGATGTGGTACGTTTGTCGCCAACGCTGCTTTTTGACCAGCAGCAGTCTGAACAACAGCAGCAACGTAACGGTCTACGTCTCCGCCATCACCCAGTGACAGTGTACCTGTACCAGTACCTGCAGTCAGGATTTCGTAACCTGCTGACAGTACAATAGTACCTGCAGGAACTTCAATCGCTTCGATTGTGTCAGTAGCAGCTAATGCGCTAAAGTCGTCGTTAGTCAAGTCGATAACAACGCTTGCTACTTTAACATTTGGGCCGTTAGCACCGTAACCAGTGTTACCGCCGCCAGTAATAGTAAAAGTCGCCATAAGTCAATCTCCTCTACTACAGGCTGATAACGCCACGAACGAGGGCTTCTGGACGTAGGACTTTACGTCCAAATACATGCAAGCCACGAACGATGTCGCTAAAGGTTTCAGTTGAACGTACAACTTCGGTCTTCGCAATGTGCGAAGCAGTTGCAGTTGATGACATGTGACCAGCAAGGACTGGGAATTCACCTGCACCCAAGCCAGTTACGTCTACTGTGTCTGTGCCAGCAGCGTTCATTGCTGTTGACTTGTAACAGTTAAAGCCAGCAATGTTGCCCTGCATGACAAGACCGTTACGCAGAGGTGAGGTACCGTCGCCAGTTACCTGTACTTCTGCGAATTTAGCACCTGCGCCAAACAGTGTTTCGTAGAATGCCGGGGCAGCTACGAACCAACGATTTTCTTCAGGAACTGACTGGTCGTCCAGTGCACGAGCCATCTTCAACATGATGTTAACGAGATCGTCGCCAGACTGTGATGTCAACGGTGTTGCCAATGTACCCAAGCCTGAAACAGTTTCAGTTGGTGCGCTAGTCTCAGATGAGATACCAGCACCGTCGAACATTGCTGTCAAGATGTTGCCATCGTACTTACGCTTCAGGGAGTATGCACCTGAAGAAGTAGCGAGGGCTTCAAAGTTTACGTGAGACTGACGCTCTTCGATGTCGTCAATCTTAAACGCAAATGCGTTTGCTTGGTCAACAACCATAGTTGTCTGGTCGTCAGCCAAGTCTTGTGGGTTTACTACGGAACCACGCGCATAAGCAGAAACCGTAATTGTTGGTTCCTTAATAATGCGAACGGTGTCGCCATAGTTCTCAATTTCGCCAGCGTAATCGGTATTTGTGATGTCTTCAGCAACCGAAGCGCGACGGAAAAACTTGAGAACTTTTTGGCTAAAAATTTCCGGTGTAAAGTTACCGGAAGGCAGGTTATTATGACCTGCAGCGCGATTAAAAGCCATCTGCTTTTCCTTCCTTCATTTGAGGTTTAAGAGTTGTAGTTAATTCGCCCTTCAGACCGTGCGGCGTCGAGTTCAGCTTCAAACTTTTCAAACTCCCACGGTTTCATCTTGGCTATTTCTGAAGCTTTCCAAACACGCTTGTCGCCCCCGCCTGTAGCAACCTCTTTTGAAGTGGTGCGTGACACAGACATGGCAGCATCAGCTTTCTTGTCTTGTTTGGGTTTCGATGCTGTTTTCTTCGACAGGCCAGCGTCTGCTTTGTACAAATCAACCACCCGACTAGCCCAAAGTGCATCTGTGCTGTTGTTGTAAACACCATCAGAAATTGATTTAGGCTGACCTTGAAGCCATTCGTTGAAGGCTTGATCACCTTTCAAATCTTCAAAGTCGGGCTGCAGTCTTAGTAACTCCTGATAAGCTTTCTGTTTTTCTAAAGCTTTCTCTCGTTCTTTGATCTGCGACAATTCTTGTTCAAGACCCTTCACCCTAGCTTCAGATTGGGATGAAGAAATCTTCTGGATTGCGTCGTACACATCAGGGTATTGATCTTTGAATGCGCCTAACTCTGATGTATCTTCTGCAACTTGCGGTTTAGAAGTGTTCAAGCGAGTTACAAACTCTTCCTTTTCTGCCTTCCATTCAGCAAGCCGTTCATCGTAGTGCCGCTTGAGATCGTCGTAGCGTTTCTTATAATCAGGTTCTTGACTTTCAGACTTAGCAGCAAAGCTTTCGCCTTCTTGTGCAGCTACAGGCTGTTCAGCGTCCTGTTCAGCTTCTTCGCTGGCTTCAAGTTCCTCATTATCGTTTTCGTCTTCGTAGACCTCTTCACGATATTTACCTTTGTACAAGGTATCACTATTAACAGTACCAAAAGAATCGTTTGGTTTGTTGGCACGATGGCCGCGTACTTTTTTTGCCATTTTATTACCTCTTCATGCGGGGCCACATGGCTGTGGGTAGCCGCTTCGGTTGTGTCGGGGCCGCGTTGCGGGTAGCCGACGGATTCGTTATCGTCCCTTACTTAAAAGAGGCTTGTAGCCTTCAATTTCTACAGCATTGCCTTTTGACAAGCTGCGAACGATTTCGATAGCTTTTTGGGTGAAGGCTTTACGATCAGGATACGCTCTACGCAAAGCCCTACCAAATGCGTTGTTATTTACGTCAATTTCGTTTTCTTCTTTATCTGGCCCTAGTTCGCGGTCATCCAGCCATCTAGAAGCCATGTTGCCGAAGTACCTAGAGACTTTTCCCGGCTTATTGTGCATGTAACCGGCTACAAGGATGTGACGCAATGTATCCTCTGATGCGTCGTTGTCTCTTGGTTTGTATTTATCACGGTAAGCTTTACTCTGTGCTAAAGCTTCGTTCACATCGCCCAGCGTACCTGTAAACCACGCAGGAAAAGCCTGAAGGGAACTAATTCCCTGCTGCATATACTCCTTACCAGTTACCTGTACTTCACCGCCATCCGCGTACTTTTTTTTTATAAAACCGCCTTCTGCAGCCGCTTGCGTTTTTTGGATTTTACGACGGGTATCTTTTTTGCCGCGATTGTTGATCTTGCGAATTTTATCCCGCCCGATGATGTTGGCAAGGTCTTTCTTAATGTAGACTTCACCCTTTGACACACGGATGTCGTTCTTTTCGCCGTCGTCTGCTATTTCAATTCCGTTTGCACGGGCGTACTTTTCAGCGTCTGCAATCATCTTAGCAATGTCAGCTTCACCGGCTTCCGTAACGGCAGAGGCATTGATAATCTCTCCGCCTACATCGCCATTCATTGCTACATCATCAGCTACTGTTTCTGCTTCAGATACCTGTGATGGCGGGGCTTGGATGAAGCCTGATTCCTTACCTTGCATGACTTCGTTAGCTGTCAAGACAGGTTCACCAGCTTGTGTAGACTGATCTCCGGGAATCATAGCACCTTGAGCAAATCCCATCGGAATACCTAGTGCCTGAAGTGCAAGGGCTTGCATGCCAGCAGCAGCAGCTTTATTTAAGAAGCTACCTAGCGGACTATCGATAAAATCTTCCCCCTTTTTTGGGGCAGCAATAATATCATCAGTACCAGCCGGATCCATACCAAGCTTTTGCGCCATTGCACTTACTGCATAACGCTGTTCAGGCGTTAAGCTTAAATCACGAAGTTCTCTTACGATGTCTTTTTGAAACGATTCAGTCGTTACGCTAGGCTTAACAGTGATGTTTCTTTTAGTGTCGTTGTTGCCCTCAGAGGTATCTTCGCCATCATACATACCTGCATCTTCGTCAGCAAATGCGTCAGGATCGGCACTATATGATGATGACATGGTTTCAACATCGCCCATATCGTCATCGGAGGCGTCGTCGATATCCCCGCCCCAAGCGTAGCGAATACGACCACCTTTAGCCAAACCTTCTTCGCTGAAATCTAATCCGCCTCCGCCAATATCAACATCACCCGCTTCATCATCTCTAGCATCAGCTACATCGTCTGCTGTAAACCCAAAGTCATCACTTCCGCCATCTTCGTACTGCTTGTCAAGTTTAGCTGCAAATTCGGCATAGCTAGTAGGCGTACCGGCAGTTCCAGTTAGTTTAGCAGAAGGGCTAACTACGCTTGATATCGCCGTTGTGGTTGGCTTGCGACCCATAGACATATCAACGATGCTTTTAATATGTGCCATGCGCTGTGCAGAAGTTGCGTTAGACGGCATAGACCGCAAACCTTCGATAACAGCAGTAGCATAGCTTTTTCTAGAAGCAGCTTGTGCCTTTGCATTGGGGTCGGTGACATGGCTGAACATCTGATTGCTTAAAGATACTAGGTCTTCCATATTTCCCATTCTGGAAGTTGTTTCCCCGCCGTAGTTGAATGAACCATCTAGGTTGTAACCACCATTGGGTGTTGATACAAATGTATCGTAAACAGCATCTTTAACATCATCAAAATTGCCGCCACTATCAATTCTTGCTTTTAGGGCATCAAACACGTTACTAGCAGCAGCCAATTTTTCTAGATTTTGCCCTTGCAACTGGCTGATATCGCCCATACCGGGTATCTTATGTTTATAATACGCTGACCCCGGCATACGATAAATCGGGCGACCATCCATATGCATGAGAAAGCCGTTTTCTTTTGTAGTTCCGGTAGGATTCTTTTCCCACGCATCTTTGATTGCGCCCAAATCGCGGTACTCTTCTGCGATATTCATAGATGCGATACGGTTAAAAATACCACTTTCTTGAATGTAACGAGAAGATGTTCCTGTAGGGTCTTTTACTTCACGGGTCGGACCCAAAGCACTACCCACGAGGCCCATCATAGGACTTTCTGTTAAAACAGTAGCTAAAGTACCTAACTGTTTGCTGCTTGGTCCCGATTGTGTACCTAGCGAACTAAAATCTGTGCCGGAGAAAAAACCTTCTCGTGTAGGTAGTCCGCGAGAAGAAAGATAATCGTTAAAGTCTGAAAACTGAATGGTAGCCGGATCAACGGTACTAAGCTTGCTAATGTCAATATCCGCACCTTGACCAAAAGTTCGTGCTACACCCGTATCTGACCAGCTAGTTCCGCCACCCGTTTCCACTGTGGGAGTAGGCGTAGGCTCTGGAAGCTGCGCGATATCGTCGGAAGCTTCTTCTGTTGTTGTAACAGGTTGTGGATAGTACCAATCTACAAAACTAGCCATCTTTTGATCCCTTAATAACCGATTCGTGGTTATCCTTCAGCTTGAGGAGTGTTTCCAGTAAAACCAGCTTCCCCTGCAACTGGCGCAGTTCCGATTCCGATTGCGCTACCGTCAGTGCTTGTACCACCAGCGTCTTGAGGCTGTTGAGATACTCCTTCAGCCCCTCCCATGCTTGGGGATTGTTCACTAGGTGGGACACCATCTTCGCCTGATTGTTGTTCAGCATTTGCCATCATTCCTTTTAACATTTCGGCATAAATCTGTGCTTCGTTGACATCATTGACCAAGCTATCAGGGTCGATATCTTGAGAGATTGCCAATTCACGAATGAGATTCGGAATCTTGATGAACGGTGCCAACATTGGATTCGATACGGTTTGAAGAAGACCAATAAGACGTTGACTACGAACTTCCTTCTGCATAACAGCAGCTACACCACGAGGTTTGATCTCTAGATCGCCTTTGATGTCTTCCATAGCCTCGTTAAACTGCATGTTCCACTGGTAATAGGCTTCGCCCATCGGCTTTAGAAGGAAGTCGTCAACATTCTTGATGACGGTTTTCATAGACAGACTTGCCCCGCCCATCAACATCGATAGGCCAGCAGCAGTTCTGCCCGTACCGGATACACCTGTCTGACCGTGCATAATAGACGGCAGACCTGTTTCCTCATCGGCTAGTTGGCGGCTGATTTGATACATTTGAATGTTTTCAGGCGCAGTGTTAGGAAACTTTAAGCCGTTAATTGCTGTTCCTGTAACACCGGACTGACGACGGAATATCTTTCCGGGGAAAATATCCATGTTCTGACCGGGAACCAAACTGGCTTCGTCAACATCGAAGACCAAGTTACCGGCTAGAGCAAGGTTGTCAATTGCCATACGGACATGACCGTTCATAAGCAACTGGGCGTCTTCCATGTTCTCTGCTACACCTACACCCCACAGTTGATATGGGTTGATCTCGTAAGGAGTGACAAAAAACGGAATACGAGATGGAGTAAATGGATTAGCTACGCAACGAATTACGTGATTACCGCAAACCCACACATTAACCTGAACTTGTGTTAGTTCATCTGGCAGTTCGTCCAACTCCATGCCGACCTTATCGGCCATGACTGAATCAATTACGCCCCAGTATTCCAAAACCTCGAAGCGGTTCTCTTGATAATACGCTTCGGTTTCATCTTCACGAATTGTATCTTCAAAATACTTATCCGTATAGTTAGGACCGCTTTCCAATACCTCGCGGATTGCGTCGCCACGAAAATGCGGCATCATAATCAAGCTGCGAAGCTGCTGACGGTTCATACGGTGACGCTGAATAGCGTATTCGGCATCTTCCATATTCGTTGCAGCAGGGTCTGGGTAGAAATCCCAAATAGGGACATGTTCGATACGAGGAACAATTTTTTCGTATGGCTGATAGGTGCGTTCGCCAGATTCACCACGCTCCCACTTGTGAACACGCTTATACATGTTCAAAGGGCCTTTGATGACGCCTGTACCTAGCAGGGCAGCTTCGAAAAGTGCTTTTCTAATCACGGTAACAGCGTTTGTGTCTACCAACTGATCGTGGATGTGCTTTTCAGCCATCAAAGCGGACTTTTGGGCTGGTGAAATCTGCGGTTCACCTGCCAATGCTGGTCCTGAAACTATAGGAGCGTTTTCTAGCCCCTTATAAGCCCCTAAGAAGTGCGCTGGCTCGTTTGCGCGGGTAGCACCCGGAGCCAACTCTCTACCGTCACCCTCGAAGCCGTATGGGTCAGCAGCGGGGGGATTAACGATATCATCTAAGGGTGTTTTAAGATGTGCAAATTCTGCTACACCTTCTGGTACTGGTGTGGATTCTACAACGATGGGAAACTTTTTGTTGGCAAACAAAATATCTACAATCTGACCGTAAGCAGCCAGAACTTTTGTCTTGGTGATCTTGATGAACACCTTTGACCGTTCTGTTTCACGGTACTGTGTAGTTGAATCGTAGATGCCACGAAAGTTTTTGTACGCTTGCAACCAGCGTTGCTCGTAAGCGTAACGCCCATTCTCTGCATCTTCAAACCGCTTGACAATAAACTCCGCCAGATATGGCATCTGGTCGTCAGGAGATACGACATCTACGGGCTGATCATCTGCAGGTTCTAGAAACCTATCTTCCATCGGAAAAAATCCTTAGTAGTTGCGTTCGTCAGCCATCTTCATTACTGAAGGATCAACAGTCGTCTTAGTTTGCTTCTTCGGCATGTTTTCGGTCAAAACACCGGTTTGTGCACGGGTATCAAACTCAAGACGCTCACGATACAACTGGTTGCAGCCCATCATGTCATCTACAGATGTCTTGTCAGCACTGTTGATGTAAGATGCGCCGTAATTGTAATTGTTCATCGGCATTGGGTAACTCCCTAAATTAAGGTGTGGTTGGAATAGGTTCCCCAGTGTCGAACTGTGGTTTGCTCGACGCTAGGGTATCTTGAAGGTTGCGAAGATTCGATGCACGATTCCGCATAGCTTCAAATCTGTTGTTTTCAGAGGCAGTCATCGGTGAAAGAGATGCTTCACCAGCAATCTTTGCCTGTTCCTCTGCTACTTGCTGCATACGCTGTTCGTATGCGCTGTTCAAATTATTCAAATGTAAGTCAGACATCTGGTACGCTTCTTGCACCGGTATGCCGTACGCTTTAGCTACTTTTTCAGGAAGATCGAGTCCGGTTTCGGTTGGCTCTATCATTAAGGAAGCTGCTGTGCCTACGCCTGTAGAACGGGTAATACCACTAGCTGCTGCTTCAACAGGGTCTAGGGCAGCAAATCCCGTAGCTACACCTACACCGATACCAAGCTTACCCCAATCAATTTTATTCAAGGCATTCTTGAACCGTGAGTTCATAAGCTGCTGGTCGATCGGCCCTTCTCCTGATACCTCTGGCAAAGTCACATCGACGATGTTTGCTGGCATCGCTTGCGGTGTGACACCTTTTATTTCAGTCGTCTTGATTGTTGGAAAATCTTGTGGACGATTGATACTCTTATAGGTAGAGATGCTATCTTGGTCAGGGTCGAGAAAGATGTTCTTGTCTGTCTTTGCACCTTCAATACCCATGTAGGCTGCAGCCTGATTATCGATCGCATTGTGCAACACGATATGTGGGGCTAACTGTTCTTGCGTATACGACCCGAAAGGTTTCGCAATGTACTTCGGTTCTTCACCTGCGCCTACCTCTTTAATGGCACGGGCTTTCATTTCTGCACCGACTTGTGGTGGGAAGCCCAGCATGTTTACATAGGTCGCATGACCGCGACGAAGATCGTAAGCAGATGTCAAATAGTCGATAGGTTCGCCTGTCCGTGCATCTTCTAGGATACCGGGGACTTTTATCTGCTTCAAAATAGCTGACATACGCCCATCTGGTATCTTTTTACCATCATCCGTCAAAAACATCAGGTCAGGCATTTGCTTGTCAGCAAAACGAGTTGTATTTTGCTTTATGGCAGCATTCAACGTGCCTTCGACATGCGGAGTTAAAGGAATAGCCATTGCTTCGTCCATTTTTGCCAAATCAGCAGGAAGAAACAGTCCTTTCGATGAACTACCGGGGTCTGCTGCACGAATTGTGCCGCGCATCGGCATATTTATGATTTCTTTAGGACGAAAACCTGTGTACATTTGCGTCAAGATGGCGCGTACAACAGGTTCGTCTTTCGGATTGTTTTTTGCCCAATCTAGAAGCTTGACTTTTAGTTCGCCGTACTTCGTCGGGTTTATTCGCAGCTTTTTAGAGCGTGGCGCACCCTTCTTGGGCTGAATTACTGTATCTGTGAGGCGTGGAAAACCGTTAGTATCGTCTGCGTATTCGCCCATACGCTGCAGACGCTTTAGCTGGTGGACCACATTGTCTTCGAGGTTCTTGACAGCGGAATAGGTTGATGTCAGGGAGCCTGAAGATACACCTTCTTTTGCTTTTTTGTCTAAAAATACCTGAAGAGGATTATTTTCGTTTCGTGCGCTTTCAAAAAATTCAATGGCAGGGCGGTCCATAAAGGGTTTGAACTCTGGTGCAGTCAAACCAGACAAACCTTTAATCTGTCGCTTCTCTACATACAGGTCGATCAGGTCGCGTAGGCTTATCTGCGACGGATCAAACTGTGCTTCGATGATAGCTTTTGCCATTTCTTAGTATCCGAATACTTCATCTTGAACCTTGTAAACATGGTTCTTGATTGCGCCTAGTTGCTGGTGTATAGAGGCATAGCCAGACATACGGGTCATTAGCATGTAACGAAGCGCATCGTATGCGTGGTCTTCTGCCTTAGTATCTACATCTTCGCTGTTGGTTTTTGATAGCGGGATACCTGCAAGCTGTTTGATTATGTGCTGGCAGGTAGAGAATAAGCGAAGACGAGGCTCCTGTGTATACGGATCGTCACCTAAACGACGATGTACTTCCATCTTTCCTTGAATGCGGTTACGGTCTGAAGGGGTCCACCGTACACCAGAACGCATCATAGTTTCTGCAATGGAAGGCCCAAAACCCGTCTTATTCCAACAAGACGAATCAAGGACCGTATAGTGAGGTAGCGGATCAAATTGTTCTGCTTCTAGTATTTTATCAGCTAAATGTTCGGCTGTCAAGTGTTTTGCGTACAATTCACGATAAACCCAGATATTATTATCCCAGTCAATAGCCCCCCAAAGAACGCACGACGGGGCCGCGTACCCGTAGTCCGCTGCTCTAATGCGAGGCCAATTGGTAGGTAAATCGAAAGGTTCGACAACGTGTTTCACTCGTGAAAATTCGGGGAAGGCGGCTCCCTCCGCTACATCCCAATCCCCTTCGAGAAGACGCTTCCGTTCAACTTCTGGGAGCGAACGCAACATGGCTTCGTATTGACCGTCTGCCATGAGGTGGGGATTATCTGTCAGCCGCGCTGGTACAAACTTACGGAAGAACAGGGGCTGACCCGCTTTCTCGTGACCATTAGGCCACACAAACGGTTTCATAGTATCTATGTCGTACGCAGGAAACGCTTCGTTTTCCTTTTGTGCGTCGATGTACATCTTCTTGACCCACCAGCCACCGACACCGCCGGGGTTGGCTGTACAACGCATACATAAAGATTTTTGTAATTCGGGATCGGTAGAGCGAAGTCGGGACCGGAGATAGTCCCAGACATAGGGAGTTGGATATTGGGTGATTTCGTCGATGCCTATCCAGTTAAATGCCTGACCCTGAAAACGGGTAACATCCTTGTCTCTGTCTAGGTAGGTAAACCAGATGGTTGCACCAGAGGGAAAGACCCATGTGGATTTTGATTCTCGGAACTTTGCTCCGGGAAACGCCTTTGAATATAGCTGACGTGATTTATCGATAAGTTCTGTCAGTTCATCGAGGGTACGCCGGAGAAGAAGACCCCGCATATTGGGATTATGGCAATAGCGTAGGGGATCAGCAAGTAGAGCAAATGACTTACCGCCACCAGCGGCCCCACCATAGAGAACGTCTTGTTCACTTGCCGAAAGAAATTCCTCTTGTGGACCTTCATTAGGTCTAAAAATAATTTCCGAATCGCCCACAAGGTCGGAAACGGCGTTGGGTAAAACGGCGACGTCTCCCATATCGACGACTGCGCTTCCTTTTCCGCTAATCGCTTTTTCGACCTTTCCAATTGTCTTTTCCAGTTCACGGGCGTAACTTCTCTG